GCATTTGTAGACCTCTGTAAACCTTCACTATCAAACCAAACTACACCACCTGAACTAAAGTTACCTGACTGATAGTAAATACCTTTAATATCTAAGAAACCTTTTGTACCAGTAACAACACTCGCTGTGATAGTTGCATCAGGAACATAAGTCCATCTTCTGCTATCGTCACCATGTGTACCATGATTTCCTACACCAGCAGTGCTAGATGCAATTGAACTATCATCTAATCCAAAGAAACCATCAGTTGAGGTTGCAGTTCCAATACCTGTGTTATAAGTAAATCCAAGTCCACGGTCAGTATTAGTATCTGTTGCATGAACAACTGTTATTTCAGTCTGTGTACTGATTCCTGCAATCGCTGTTCCTTGAAATGTTAATGTCTTAGTTCCAGTATTGATTGCTGTAACTGTTGTAATTCCACTTGCTGAGAAACTTGAGTGTAAAAGAGTATCATTAACTGCGATACCCGTTACTTGGTCAACTACAACTGCTGAAGCTCCATTTGCCATCGCTGTCATCACAGTTCTGGTGCTGGTTGTATCACCAACCATCATGATTGGGTCGTTTACAGTTGTTTGAGTTGAGTTAACTGTAGTTGTTGTACCATCAACTTGTAAATTACCCTTAATGATAACGTCACCTTCATTACTTAATCCATCTGGATATGGGTCAATGAATATCTTATTACCTTGTCCTGAGAGTGAGGCAATAATATTATCTTCGATTCTTATATTACCTAATCTACTCTCTCCACCATCAACGATTAAGTTACCACCAACATTAATATTTTTTTCTACACCTAATCCACCTTCGATGATGACTGCACCATTATCTTTAGTAGTTGACTGAGTAGTAATATTAAATCTTACATCAGCACCAGTAAAGGTTAATTGATCTGTGCCATTTTCATCATATTCAATTTTTGAATCTGATGCTGCTGTACCGTTTGCTCCACCACCGAAACCTAAGAAGGTATCATCAGGTATCATTACCTCACCAGATCCATTTGGATTAAGGATTATATCACCATCAGTATCAGTTGAGGATAGTGTATTTGTATCTAAAGTTAAATTATCTACATTCCAAACATCTATTTTTCTACTACTATCGAGTATTGCTACAATACCACCATCACTATTTCTTGAATTTGTTACACCATTCAAAGCACCAGGTGTGTGCTCCATCATAGATGTATAGTAAAATCCTCCAACTGGATTGACGTTTGTACCGTCGTCTCCTAAAAATACTCTGTCTTTATATTGGTTTGTGCCACCATACTGACCTACACCAGTCACATATGCCATTTCACCCCAATTCAAACTCGCTGGTTTAGCGGTACCAGATGATCGTTTGATTCTAATAATGCTAGCCATTTAGAAATTTCCCCCGTTGATGTCTAAGTTCTGTGCTGCACCTGGAGTCAACTCCAATGTTGCGTCAAATTTTTTCGTTACACCATTAAAAACAAGAACCATACCATTTTGTAATGTTCCTGGTATATTCACATCACTTAATTCTGTTAATGATAGAGTTTGAGCACCTGCCAGAGATGAAATCACCTTTGTGGCATTTTGTTGTCCAACTCTGACTTTGATATCTCCCATCTAGGTTAGTGTATTCAGATCTAAAAAGTATTTATATTTACTATGATGTTATCTTTGAAGCAAGGTCTTTTAGCATAGATTTTAACTCTGCAAGTTCACGTTTAACTTCATCCATCTCTACCTTTTTATCAGAGTTGGTTATTTTATTATTCATATAATTATCATATGCAATAGTATCTGTATTGACAATCGCATTAGTGCTTTCATCACGAAATAAACTTTTATGTCCTTCTACTGGTAACATTATTTTTTCTTTTGTTTTGGGTATTCGGTAATTAAGACTTTACCTGATTTGATAAAGTCTTTACTTTTATCTACTTTAACTACCATTATGCTAGTGCGATTGCTCTGAAGTCTCTAAATCTAGGTGCTTCAGACTCATTAGTTGTTATCATTACAATTTTGATTGCAAATCCACTAAACTGCTCTAACTCATCAACTGAGAATTGATAATCTGAAAATTCATCATCTATGTTAGGTGATACAGATGCATCAGGTCTACCATCGTTTTTCGCTTCATCAATGACTTCATCACCAAATCCATCACCATCAAGATCTTTCATATTTTTAAATCCAGGAAACGGTCTAAATGTTGTTCCCACTTCTGTTGAATCGGCAGTCAATAAACGATAGAATACTCTAAAGTCTGCTTCTGGTGCACGATTAGCAGAAATAAGAACCTTTAATGATGTTGCTGGTTGACTTAAATGAGTCATCTCAGTTACAAATCTAGAACCATGAGGATCATTGTCAATTGAATTAGTGCGACTATCTGTTGCATAATTTTCAATTCCTACGGGATTGTTAATCTTATTTCTACCATAAACAAATGTTGCATTCTTTATATCCAATACTGGTGATAAATTATCATCTGCAGTAGTCATATCAACACTTAATTCTATAGATTTACTCTTAGGGAAGAATGTAAGTTTATCCTCATTAATCTTAGATGCAATCAGTCTAGGTGTTGGTAAGAATGTAGTTTCACCCAATGTAGTTGGTATTACACCCTGATCTAGGAATGATATTTCAGTTCCATCTGCACTTGTTCCACTTATAGTTCTAAGATTTGCAGTGACATCTGTAGTTGTACCAGGTGTTATAAAATTAATATTTGGAGCAAATGTACTATATTGATGGTTTTGTGATATTTTCACTGTATTTCCACCTAATGCTCTCTCATTAGTAAAGCACAATAATGAATTACCAGTTCTCTGGTTTAAAGGATCTAAAGCAGTCCTATTAACCTCAAGATAGTAATTATCTACATTAACAGCATCTACGAGTGTAGCATTTGTGGGAACTGTAAATATTGTATTAATACCTGCAAGAGAAACTCCGTTTACTTCATATGTTTGTACACTTGCACCCTCTACATGTGGAAGTGCTGTTGTATTAAGGACACCTCTAGTTAAAGTAAGTTGACCTGTACCTAAAACGTATGAAACTACTTCTTCTTCAATTAATGCAGTTCCTCTATCGGTAGATATTCCTTGGAATGATGCAAAAGGAGCAGTATTAGCAAGTGAAACGGTAGTGCTTTCAGCAGTTAATGCATTTGTTGAAGGAACTATTGTCGTATCTGGTTTGACATTTACAATTTCAACTTTATTAGTTGCACCATGATGAGCATGATTATACTGTGTAACTTCAAATACATTACCAGCAAATAAATCTCCATTTTGTGTTGAATCACCATTTACAGCAACGTTGGTTGCTACAGTTCTTGTAGTGTTGTTAGCACCGTAATGAACAAGTGTTTCATTATTTGTAAACTTTTCACCTTGAACATCAGTTAGATAAAGAGTATCAAATGTTGAGTTAACTCCAGTTACAGCACCTTTAAATCCAGCACCTCTAATGACTTGAGCATTAGAATTATCAAAAGTAAATACATCACCAACTTGATAACCTGTACCACCATTATTAATCGCTACACCAGTAACAACTTCACCAGAAAGTGTTACGTTAACTGTTAATCCAGTTCCACTTCCAGTTAATGCTACTGTTGGTACTGCAGTTGCACTAGAGAATGAGTATCCTCTTCCACCTGTTGCTATCTCCTCATTAGTAACTGGTGCTCCCTGACCTTCAATAATACCAGTTACACTTTGATCCTCTAAATCAGAAGCAGCACCTGTACTTACTTTTCTACCAAGTGGGAATACAGAATTTGTTCTTGTTCCAGATCCATCAATTTTAACAATTAATTTTCTTGGAAGAGAACGTATTGGGTTTGCAGGTAATACCTGACAATTTCTATTACCTGGTTCAATCGGTGTGTTATAAAGTCTTACATTACCAGAATCAACAAATTTTGCTTTACGAAGTTTAAATGTTAAATCTTGGTTTTGGCTTGGTGTCCAAATTGTACCATTCTGTGATTTAAACAAACTACCACCAATGTACTGTTTAGAAACAATAACGTTCTGAACATCAGGTAATTGAGTTGTCTTAATTGACTTCTGACCCATTGTAGATACCCACATCTCATATTTGTCAGATTGTGGACATAAGAATATTAATGCATATTCCTCATCTGGTGGTAAGAACACTGGAGATGGGAATCTTATAGTTGTAGGCACTGATGCATCACCTGATATATTAATATCACTTGGATTTAATACTACTTCAGTGAAGTCTTGAACTAAGTTAATTGTTGGAATACCTAACTCAACAGTTGCTAACTGAACTGTCAATTTAGCAGTTTCATCTTTCGCAGCAAAATAAACATCAAAGGATGTTAGGAACGCTCCTGTTCCATCTACTGTGAATGATTGTGCTAAAGGATCTTTCCTTCCTCTTCTCCTTCTTCTCCTCCAATTTCTACGTCTTCTTCTTCCAAAGACTCTAACAACTTGTTCACTTCGAGAAGTCTCTGTTGAAGTCCTTACTTCGACTTCATTTTCTCTTTGTGGTGGACGGGGTGGATTTCTAACTTGAACAACATTATTTTGCTGTGTTAATACTGTACCAGTTCCAAGATAAGTTCCACTTGCACTACTTGATAATGCTGCACTGCCAGGTATTGGAAGTGTACCATCAGCAGATGATGTAACTCTAAATGTTTTTGTACCAACTGTAAATAATGTAGGTGGTTTTGGTGTTGTATTTGCATTTCTAAAGAAAAATGCCCCAATTAAATCACCCCAATTATCAGAATTAAGATTAATACTTGTAACTGTTGCAACAGCACCACTGGACTGTCCAGTTAATTTAGCACCTTTTACAAGGTATCCAGAATATTTTTCTAAGTTTGCTAATCCAGTTACATCAACATTAAAGAGTCTTGATGTGGCAGAATAAGTTGCTGATGGTGCTGGTCTTGCACGATCATATGGATCAACTGTGTATTTTTCAACATTGGAAGCAGGTGATCCTAATCCTGCAGAAAATTCAGGTCTACTCTCATCACCAACTTTATGATTTGGTTCTTGAGATCTAATTAAAGCGATTTGAGTTCCATTTAATTCAACTTTAACATCTTCTAATATACTAAAAGTACCAGATGACATTTCAATTTCAACTAATTTGGGTACTATATCAGGGATACCACTATCTAAGAAATGATAATGTCTAGTAAATGGTTTTAGTCCACTTGCTTGGAAATAAACATTTCTTGACCTCATAAATTGATCAACGTTTCTTCCAGTTATCTTTGTACTTTCAACAAAATCCCTCTCTTCTGATGGACCTACTAATGTATTAGTAAAACTTCTTTCTATTCTTCTTGTTACTTGAGTTCTTGTCTCTGTAACTCTAACTTGGTGGAATCTTTGTCCGTGGAAATGACCTCTGCGTCTTCTAAAAATATTAGTAAATCTTCCCGTTCTTCCTGCTACTCTAGTTTCCAGACGAGAATGAGAATGAGACCTTCCTCTAACAGCAGTGTTAGAGACAACGTTTGATTGCTCTACCCATCTTGCACCAGTTGATTCTGTTCTTACATTATTAACATAAATTGTTCTTGTCCAGTTATCAGAAGGTGGATCTAATTTAATACTTCCATTAAATGCAATAACATTAAATGGGTTAACATTTTCAACTCCAGTAGCTTGTGGATTTTCTATCCAATCAACTTCTTCATAATCTAATGTAATAAAATCTCCAGTCTTCTTACAATTTGGATCTAATAATTGTAAGTTAGAATCTAAATCGGCAGTTTCTGTATTAATCGCAGGATTTAATGCTAATTCAGGATTCATAGACCAAAAATCAATCGCACTAATTAATTCTTTTTGTACTGTGTCAATATCACATCTTGAACCACTGTCAGGAGTAAAATCTATAAAGTCTCTATTTTTAAAATCATTAACAACAAAACCAGTCTTAAATCTATTCAATCCATCAGTATCCTTAACTTGGAAAGCATTTGTATCTAATTCAAGAGCACTTAAAGATGTAATTGTTTCTAAATTTTCAATCCTTTTCTCAAGATTTGCAATATCACGCATCGTAAATCTACGATTATCACGCATTCTTATCTCAGGTTCAGATTTAACATTATAAAGATATGGAGGATATATGATTGTTGCAACCTCCATTGCACTACTATTACTTGATGGTGGAACAGGATTCTCCGCTGATACTCCTTGTACTACTGTTACTGTTTCATCTTTATCAATAACTAACTTATCAACTCTTCCAAGATAAAAACTGAATCCCATGAAAGAACTTTCACCTGGTGAAATAACAAAAGGTGTAGTTGACTCAAAAGTTCGACTACTGAAAGCAAATGGTGATTTTGCTGTTCCATCTGGTACAAATTTATTAACTCTTGGTCTAAAATCAAGCACATCTGATGCTCTTACATCTCCAATCACTGGTAAATCATCAGAATATCTTTCTTCACCATATGATCCGACTGTAAATATATCACCAACATTTCCACTTGCAACCTGATATTGATCAAAGATAATCAATAATCTTTTTGAAGGTATTGCAGAACCTTGATTTCTTAATATTGATGAATAATCACAATACTGCTCTTTATGTCCCTTATCTAAAACGTAATTTTCAGTTCTATCAATATAATTACCAAGCTCTACACCTTGTAAAACTGACTCGATTGCAGATTCTTTAAAATTAACAACTTCACCTATTTGGAATTTGCTATCGTTCATATAGATGAAAGTAATATCATTTACGTTACGATCTACAATTTGACCTATCGCTCTACTATCTTTTCCAACTATTAATTCACCAACAATTGCATTTGTATTTAAATTTAATCCTGCAATAAATTTTAATTTATCCAATACAGGTGCATTTGCATCTTTAGATTCAAGAACTGCGACAACATTTACAACATCAGGCACATTTAATGATATTTCTACATCTTCAACTCTTAATCCAAATGCACCACTTGGTTCTAATAAACTTGCTAAAGTTGAAACACCAACTGTTCTTGTAACCTCAACTTTTTGACTTCTTACAAAGTCTTTCGTTTTACTTGTAAGACCAAGTTTTTTAAGAGTTACATTTACTACTGCACTTCCACTTGATTTTGATAGTCCATTGAAAGTGATAAGATTTCCATTATTTGTTATCTCTACTTGATCATCTGTTAATGGTTCTGTTGTTCCATCTGAATAATGAATTGAATATCTTTCCGCATCAAATGGTTCAAAAAATACACTTGTAATACCGACTGAAGTTGTTAATCCTACTGATGATGCAAATTGAATTGAATTGCTACTTATATTTGCTGGTCCTCCAGTAATTTGTTTAGATATGACTAAATTAGAGTCTGCAAGATTTACACTTGCAATATTTGGTTTTGGTAATTCTGTAAATATTCCAGATCCATCAAGATTTTGAACTATAGGTGTTACAAGTCTGAATGGAGATGATGTAGATATACCTGAAGCAAGAACCTCACCTCTATTAACACCAGTGTGAACACCAACAGCACCTAAAGTCAGTGTTTTACCATCAACTGATATATCAGTAATTTTATTGTAAACTATATCTTCAAAATCACCTCTTTGATATGCGATTATCGCATCTGTATGGATACCTACCTTTGCAGCAAAATTACGATTGTTGACAGTTGCAGTATTTCCTGTGATATTTAATTGGTCAGTAACTGAAAATCCTGATAATGATTTTTCATACAAAACAGTATCCGCACTAAAATTAGATAATAAACCAGAACTTAGACCATCTGCATCTTGGAATACTGATTTAATATCATCAACTGTATATGCAACAATATCTTTAACTGAAACATCTGCAACCACTGCTCTTTCATTTATAACTAACTGCTCACCTTTTATAAAGGTACCTGTTGTCTCTGATACTGCTATTTCATGTACACCAGTAGAACCAGCATCTAAAGCAGCATATCCCTCTGCTCCACTTGCTTTACCTCTAACTCTTGAACCTTTTATAACATTCGCATTAGTAAAAGCATTACATTTTAAAATTGTAAATGTTTGAATATCATACAAATACAAATCAAATTGTGTAGTTGACGCACTGTATGATGCATCAGTCACATTATATGAATATACTCTTGCTTCACCAATCGTGCTATTAGCAACTAGTTCATTAATTACAGGACTATTACTACCACTAACCTTACGTGATTTACTTAATGTAATAACATTTGCGGTTCCACCACCAATATTAATAAACGGAGTACCTTGTACATTGTTAACACGTATCATACTACCCATTTCAAATGGAATAGACGCAGCATTTACTGTTTCTATATCTCTTGGTTTATCAACATCAAGAACAGTTGTTCCAGTTAAATCAACATCAAATCCTTTAACATACGCACGTCCTGGTGACAGTTTAATACATAGTAAATCTTCGCCAGGTGTATTTCCTTCATCGGTAAGTCTATCTTCTGTAAATAAACCATTATTACCTATTTCATTATTGAGAGATTCTTGAATATCGAGTCTAAATGGTTCTACTGAGTAATCACCTGATTCATCATATGTTCTTTTTGCAAAATATTTTTTTAATTCACTATATGTTGAAGTATCTTGTAGTTTCTTTATTTCACCTTGATCAGTTCTCATTAACTCTACAAAGTTTGTATCTTCGTAGTCGTCTAATGCTTTTTTAGCAAGTTTTACAGAAATTTTAAAACGGTCAGCACCTGGTGCAGCAAAGTTAGTAAATCCTTTTGCATTATCGTATAACGCATCATCATCATTTGAGTTTATAACTTCCTCAGAAATATCAAAACCAACTCTATAAGATGGAGTTGTAGAATATGGTTCTAATATAATAAGTGATGATGGAACATCAACAAAACTTCCACGTAAAAAGTAAACACCAGCATTTACACCAAAAGCAGTACCTGTTGCTGTTGCTTCCTCAGAGACCAGTGTTAATACAGTCTCACCAATAGTTAATGTAGTATTACCATATGTTAAAGGTTCCTCAAGAATTAATATTTCACCGTCTGGAAACGCTGCACTTTCTCCATCAGTTCCTGATTGTTGATATTTAATAAAAATTGTAATATTATCAACACCTTCAGCAGGAGGTAAAATATAATTCTTTATAACTGCAACCGTTCCTGAAGTTTGTCCTCTAACTCTTAAACCTTTACCACCATTAGACGCTATAATTTCATTTAAATAAACTGAAACATCAATGCCAAGATGTGAATCGTTTATTTTTGCAGCGAAATATGAATTATCAAGTTCAATATTACCAGGAATAACCATTGAACCTTCTTTGAAGATATGCTTACCAAAAGATTCAACTTGATTTTGTAAAAGAGACTGTAAACCAGTTAATTCTCTTGCCTGAACAGGATAACCAGGTTTGAATAGTATTTTGTAAAAATTATCGTCCTTATTAAAATCATCATAATAGGGTGATATATTTAAATTAGTCTTTTGTGGCATTTTAGAATTCTAGTATGATTTTAATATCTTCCTTTTGACGGGAGTTTCTAACAATTAATGGTCTGTTGTCCAAGTAAACTATTTCTCCTGACCCTTTATTTATCTCAGAATTAGAGAGTCCTGTTATAAAGTTAACTCCTAAGTTAATTAATTTATTACCTGTAGGATTTGTTGTAATACCAGAGAAGGAGCGAGATATCGAACCTGAGAAAAATGATGACTTACCTTCTATGTTATTTGCACCAACTGCTGATTCAAATTCATATATTCTACCTGCAGTTGAAATACCTGCATAATCAGTATGGTCATAAGTCGTTCTATTAAAGTTAAGTGATCTATCCCTAAAATATTTTAATACTTTAGTCTCTGAATCATAAGATGCAATGTAACCAGTTGCCACTTTACCTATATTTGGAGATATTGTTAAAACTTGTTTAATTTCTTCACCAACTTGTGGAACACCAGTTACAGTATCAAATTTAACTGCTTGTAAAGAAGAATACGTATTATCAGTATATGTTACTGCTGTACCAACTTTTGTCGGATTTTTTACAACTCCAACTTGAGCAAATTTTGTATCAATCGGAAAATCTTTTGTTGAATCATCAAATCTTGCATAAACAATTACTCTGTCAGTTCCTAACTCAGTATAAACATTATGTCCATGACCTAAACCTGGTGGTATGATAGGAACAAGTTTTGCACGACCTGTTGATGTACTAACTCCACTACTTAAGGTTCCTAAATCAACTATTCCGTAACTATAACCTTTACCACCAGCACTCACATTTACATCAGTTATTGTTCCGTTTACAACATCAACTCTTGCTTTCGCACCTTCACCATCTCCGATTATATCAACTTCTTGACTTAATCCGTTTGCATATCCACTTCCAGCATTCTCGATGTATACATGTTTAATTTGGTTTTGGTTTACAGATGAGTCACCATTTTCACGAACCGATCTAATCTGAGAGTCCTGACTAGAGGTCCAACTATTTGGGACAGTGATGAATTCAGTTGAGTCAAATTTAATAATATCACTAGGTGACACAGTGAACAAATACTTCCAAAGGTATCCATCACCGCTATTCCCTGCCTTTGAAGGTTCGAGGTCTGTGAAAGTGGGTTCATCTTGGGAGACATTGCCAAGCGGGTTAGCTCCTGTTGATCCATTATCAATACAAACGTAAACTTTAAAGTCGGAATTAAGTACGTAGTAGTTCGCATCGTATAATCTATTTGCTTGTGTTAAAGGACTTGGAGTTTCGACACTATAATCATCTCTATAAATCTCATATCTACTTCCTGATACCCAATCAACTCTTCTTATAATTCTTCTAATATTAGATGATGCTATTTTTTTACCAAACATCATGGTATCACCTGTGTGTGAACGGTATGAAAAACTATCCGTAGGTGCAGGTGTACTTGTATTCCAATCAGTAGATCTACCATATCCAACTAAACTTGAAGTTCCAGCAGGATTTGGTAGTCCTATGAACACGTAATATGAATTATTTGTATTTTCTACTGACTCAACAAAGTTGTTAGCATTCAGAATTCTAAATTGATCAGTAATTATCGCTGACATTGTTAATTAACTTTTTCTTTTTATTTATAGAGGTAATCTAATCAAATTCCAAATACCCTCATAGCACCTGATGATCTTAGACCTCTAAGAGATGCTACAGTGTAATTCTTTCTTTGAATAGTTGGGAAGGTTGATAATCCAACATCAGCAGTAAATCCTGTAATTCCAATTGAAATTGGAGTTGCTGCTCTTGAAGCATTATATAATCGACCCCATGATATTCTACCTAACTCAGTACTTATGCCTGGATTAGAATTGTTAAAATTACCTGTCTCAGCTATACCTAAAACAGAAGAACCACTATTAGTGTGAATGTTACAAGTAATTTCTCCATTCTCACCTAAAGAGGATACTGCATGAACTTTATAGATATTATCCACAAATGTAGTGCCAATACTAACAACAGATGAATTCTGACTGTCCACTGATGTAACACCATGTCCAACCTTTGTATCCTTAATGAAAACAGGATAATTTACTAGCAAGGAATTAGCAGCCTTATCTGCTCTAAAGAAGAACTTAAGTGCAAGATGATGACCACCTGTACCTGCAGATGTTGTGATACCTGTAATAATACCTGTGAATCCTTCTACATTGCTTATAGAAGTAATCTTTTCTGTTTCAAACGATGGAAGTTCAACTATAACTTGTGGTGGTGTAAACGCTGAATATCCTAAACCTGGATTTGTTATTGTAGCACCAGTCATAGAACCATTTGATATAGTGGCAGTTGCCACTGCAGTAGTTCCAATTCCAACACCAATCGCAGGTGGAGAACTAATTTTAATTGTAGCAGCACTATATCCAGAACCACCACTTGTAATATCTAAAGATGATATTGTGCCAGCAGCAGAAACAATTGCAGTTGCTGATGCTCCAACATTAATTTCACCAGAAGTAATTAATGCATCAACAGAATTATATGATAAATTATAATCTCCATCTGATTCATCAGGATTACTTGCACTTAAATGATCTCCTTTTTCATAGAAGAATACTTCTGCATCATCCACAAATATTCCATTAGTATTACCTTCACCTGAAGTTGATGTCAAATCACCAATAATTTTAGCAGTAGGATATATTTGTGGTTCTAATATTTCTCTTGACTTATCAATTTTTTTACCATTTAATACAATATCAACTTTTTGTTTTGTCCATCTGAATGGTTTATCATTATTTTCATCAATACCTGCAGCAGTGTAAATATCAGTCTCAACAAGTTTTGCACCTAATAAAGCATTTAATGTTCTTTCTGCTTGTTGTGAAGTTGACAATCCAACAGGATGTTTGAATATTCTTAATTCATCACCAACTTTAACTGTCTGTTGAATATCAGCTACATCAACGTCAACTCCCTCTTGACCCTTATAGAAGAAAATATCAACCTTTGCTTCTGGTTTTGGTGCTTCAATAAATTCAAAAGTAGTTCCTCCCTCAAATGTATAAGCAGAACCTGGTTTCTGCAACACACCATTTACAAATATGAGAAGAATTGCATTTAAATCAATTAATTGAGAACGTGAATTGTTGATATCTCTTTCAAAACTTAATAATTGTCCATTAAAGAATAGTGGGAATCTAGTTCTAGCACCATCTTGCAAGTTTCTAATTGAATCAATAAAGTCTAATTCACCAAACTGCCATGCTGAGAACTTATCACTAAATGTCTGTACCACCTCTAATTCAAATTCTTGTATTGGTTCGGATAGATGTGCAGCAGTAACTAATCCAACTGGTTTAAATTTATCCCCAACTTTAAATGAATGACCAGGTCTTGCTATAGAGAACTGTGATATTTCAAATGCAGTTGAACCAATTCCAACAGTTGTGGTTGCAGCACTAACTTTACAATCAATCAAAAGATTAGAACCTGTGTCAGTTGTTGTACCTACTCCAACCCTTGATATACCAATAACTGGTAAATTATCATAATTTGGTTGTGGAATTACAATTTCAGGATTTACGTAACCAGAACCTGCTTGTGTTATTGTGAATGCAAGTGTACCGCCAGCACCAACTGTTGCAGTTACTTCTGCTCCAGTTCCACCGCCACCACCAGCACCAACATTTAGTGTAATTGTGTTAGTTGTGGTTGCGGTTATGGCAGTTTGAATACCAGCAATAGGGTCGGAGTTAGGGAAACTTGTTTTAGATACTGCACGAGGATATGGATGATCGGAGAAGAAATTGTCCTTAGAGCATTTAAATACTAAACCACCAGTATCAATACCAACAGTATCACTTGTAGATAAACCATGATTAGGTATTGTTAATACTAACTGTCCAGAATGAGATGTGTAAACTGCATTTGTTGCTGTAAATGCATTTGCACCAGTGGCAGCAAAATTACTCTTACGAATTGAATTAATACCAGCACTTACAAATCTATGAACATATGCTTGGTCAGTAACTCCAATCGCTACTGTGCCACCACGATATCCTGAACCAAATGTAAGATCTTCAAAGAATTCGTATGCATGACCACCACCTTGATAAGTATGAGGTATGGTACTTGCACCTGCTCTAACTTCAAATGTCCTATCAGAAACAATACCTACAACAAACAGTGGTCTATCATGGTCTTGGAAGATTGTAGTTGTAACTCCTACATATCCACCACCACCAATTGTTTTTACTGAGTTTGCAGCAGCAGAAACGAATGTATGAGCATATTGGTCACTTGCAGAAGAAGCACCAACATTAACTCTGAATGTATTTGTAGTAACGTTACTGACTGTTAGATATTGTCCTGCTGCAGGGTCAGTTGCACGAGGATAACAATGAGTAGAATTGTTACTGTCTTTTGTGCAAGTGAAGCAAATTGAACCAGTATCAAGAACAACAGCATCACCATTTGTTAATCCATGATTAGCGATAGTTAATACTAATACACCAGTTGCTGGATTATAAGTTGCATTTGTTGGTGTACCAACAACTGTCTTTGGACATACAAATTCTAATCCTTTTAATTTAACTGTATTAGGTCTCTCAAGTGCAAATCCATGAACTTTATCTGTTGTAACTGTAATGATACCTGTGACATTATCATAAGCAGCAGTTTGTATTCCAAGATTAAATCCTGAAGATGTGCCAATACCAACTATACTTGTTAATCCACCAGCAGTATTTTTAAATGCTTTGACTTTTGCACCTTGTAATGGAGCATATCCTGTGCCTGGTGTTGAACCTAATGAAACAATTAATCCTCCTCTTGGAACTTGGTTTTGGTTTATATCAAAATCAGATACAATAAAGTCACCGTTTGTAGATGTAATACCTGAAAATATCACTGTTGAAATACCAGCAGTGGTATCTGCTTGGAACTCATAGTTATTACCTGTGTTATTCACAGTCAAAGGAGTTTGGAATACACCATTGATGAATAAAACTCCATTTCCTAATCCAATACCTGATGATGTATTTGCACCACCTACAGTTAATGAGTATGTTTTACCAATGCCTGTAAAATTATCTGATATATCATCAAACAACATATTAGTTGTATAATCTGATCTTAAGAATGTTCTACCACTAAAGTTTGCTCTTACAAATGGTAAATTAGTTTCATCTCTTCTGGATCTATTATTTCCTTTAGGTGGGTCTGCAAAGAATACAGTGCTATCAACAATATTGAATGAACCTCTGTGAACTCTTGCAACATCATTTGCTGTGTGTGAAGTCGCTGCAATACCTAATTGTGCTCTTTCAACTTTTACAACTGGCAGAGTTGCAATACCAAGTGATACATCAGTCGAATCATTAATAGTACCAGTTGGAGTGCTTGAGAATCCAACTTCAGTAACTTTCATATATTCACCATTCAACTTAAGGAAATCAGTTGGTTGAATTGAACTAATACCACTCAATACAAACTGTGATAATCCTATACCAATAGTGCTATTGTGGGTGAATCCATCAAAAATACCAAAGTTATGAGTAATTGATGTAAATGTAATTGGCTGCTGAACAACACCATCCAAACCTATAATTGTTTTGGTTAGTGGTTTCCTCATTGTAAGTTTATGAGCATTACCTGATCCAAGTCCTGTAAATGTTACTGCAATACCTGTTGCAACATATTCAGGTCTTGTATATAATTCAAATCTATCTTCATCAATCACTTTTGCATATACAGTGCTCGGTAATATTGTAGTTACCACACCTGCTATATTTGCTGTAGCACCAATCGAAACAGCAGTTCCAGCAACACCTATAAATGTTGAATCAGGTGTGTAGGTTAATTCTTCGTTGGTATTAAAGAAGTGGCTAGGTATTGTTAATGCTCTTGTAGCAGTGCTTATAGTTCCTGTATTTGATGGATTGAATGTTTTAGAATATATTGGTACACCTTCATGTTTTATTACAAAATCTTTTTTATTTGCTCTTAATCCAGCAGCACCATCATAAGTTGATAAAAATACTCTTTGATCAACTGTTCCATATGTTAAATCTGGAGGTGTATTTGCAAAATCACTTGCAGTATATAAGATTTGATTGTAAGATTGTACTTCTATTAAAGAATCAAATTCAGAGTCAGGATAGAATCTTAAATTAATATCATTACCACTAATTTCTCCACCAAATGTACCAATACCAGTGGTTGAACCAGCAGATACAAATGGGTACTGAACTGTTAATATATCATCTTCATCTCTAAGTGATATAATTTGATGAACTGCGGATGTATCACCACAAGAAACTCTAACAAGTGATTTAACAGAAGTATCAATCAACTTATTAATTGTTGCATAAGTTATTGGATTTGTTGTTCCAGTAGCGTATCCTGATTGTAATCTGGCACTTCTCTCAGCACCTGCTGGTTGTCCTGAAACTGAGAATCGATATGTTCCAATTCCAGTGGCAGTAGAACCTAAACCAACTATATTTGCTCTAACATCAAGAATATTAACTCTATCATTCTCACATTGTAATTTTACTAAATTATTTTCTACTCTTGCAGTAATCACACCAACTGATGATTGACTCAATCCAGATTTAGTATCAACATATGTTTCAGCGATGGTTGTGTCTGTTCCATCAAAATCAATAACTACTTCATTATAGTTAATTTCTTTTGTTGTAGAATCTTGTACAAATATTGATGCATGAAGAGCATTAAAGTCAAATGTAGGTACTTCGAGTATAGAGGTTGTTGTAAATCCAATTGTAGTTGAACCAATACCTGTGTTTACTCCAACTAAATCTACGTGTCCAATACCTGCTGTACCAATACCAGTTAGATCTGTATTAAAATCTATTTTTAATAATTTAATATCATGGTCTCTAGTGAATTTCTCAGTTGGTTCAAATAGAAGATTTTTAGTGCCTGTTGCTAATATTTCTGTTTCAAAATCACCTAATTTGATTGTTGTAAAATCTGTTGTTTTTTCAAGTAAGAAAGCATCACTCTCAGTTGTTATTGTGACAATTTCAGAGAATTGTGAATCCTCTGTATCAGGATCAATTATTTGAACCAAGTATTGCCCAAAATCTTCAACTAAAGGTTCAATAACAGTGTTTGTACTTTCAAATCCTTCACTAGAAAAGTTTTCACTGATATCATCATGTAACAACACTCTGTTTGTTTTACATCTTGTAAAATCAGTCAAAGTTCTATTTTTTAGTGTCAAGAATTTAGAACCACTCACTCTTGTATCAAAATCCCTAGCAAAGTCAAAATTATTGATTGCATCTACTCTTTGCTTATCTTTTAATTCAAGAATATTACCAACATCAAGAACAACAGTTTGGTTAGATTCTCGAACTTCTCCAACTCCAACTTTTAAATTAGATGTAATTGTAGTATCTGCAAAATTTTTCAATCCAGATGGATGAACTAATCTATTAACAGGATTAACAAATTTTTCCCATTCTATTGAACTCTTAACAGTATAAGATAAATTCTGATAGTAATCATTATCAGGTATTACTTGATAATCCTCATTCAACTTACCTATGTCATCTAACCAACCATATTCTTGTCTATTTGAGAAATCTGTTGTGAACTTAGCTTGATTATCAACAATACTGATTATCTCAGCAGATACATTACTTAATTCACCTTTTATACGGTCTCCTTTTTTAATCTTATATTTTCCATCTATCTTAATATAATCGTTTCTAACTTCTATAACTTTTAAGTCGGTAATTACATTATCAATAATTAAAGTTTCTTTTAATTCAAATACACCCCTTGTTTGTACAGGTTCAATAACAGGATATTTTTTCTTATTGATGAGATTAGCGTATCCTGACTGGAAAGTTTTAGCGATACCTGGATTAGTAGTTACACCTGCTAAACTGAAGACTGCTATACATTGTGTACCTGCAGTGTAATCAGTGACATCAAAGAATGAATAATTGTAATTATCTGAGTTATAACCTGTTCCTTCTACTGTAGTATTAGTTGATATTCCACCTTGTGTAGCACCTATACCTGCCTCTCCAACTCTCTGTATTCCTTCAACGAATACTTCATCACCTACAGCAAATGGTTGCTCATCAAATCCATTTATTGGTGTTTCAAGGAAACATGTAACAATACCACCAGAACTGGTTTGAACAGAGTTAATACCAACACCATTTGAATTATTAATAGAAATAATTTTGTGAACTACTGAATCTAGACCAGTAACAGGTGAAAGAACATCAACTTTTGATATTGTCTGATTAGGGGAGAATGGTTGTAGTGAGACATCATCAACGACAGTATTAGTTACAGGGTTGAATACTATAAGATTTGGTGTGCTCATATAATCGGCACCACCACTTACAATGTTTACAGATGAAATGACATCAAGGTTATCAATATTTACAACTGGAGATATAAATGCTTGAGGTCCTAAAGTTGTATCAGATGAATATTCATATCCAATATCTACGATTCTTACTTTTTTAATTCTACCAATAGTATTTGATGAAGCTTTTATATTTGCATCAGTTCCACTAACACTGTTTACTTTTTTAAATTGTGGTAATTTTTTGTAATTAAATCCTGGTGATAATATTCTGAAGTTTTTAATTGGACCGTGAACAGATGTTGATTTTGTTGAATACTCTATTTTCTCACAATCATTTGTGGTGTATGATAAAAATTCTGGAACTGTAGGTGAGAAATTAAAGGTGTCATCTGTGACATTAGATATCTTATACTCACCATTGTATACACTATCAATAAATCTTATTTCTGAATAGTTAGGAACTTCAGTATCAGCAGTGCTGATATAACCACCTTTAGTTAATCCATAATATAAAGTAACTGGAGTAGATGTAGAATACTGAACAGTTAAGGCAGCACCTATTGGATCTGTATTATTTGTCCCAATACCTATTGTTCCTGCTGTACCTACATTAAATGAACTACTATCTTGAGAACTTAAATATTCATTTGTAAGATTTTTATCATAGAATATTTTAAAATCAAAGTCTGCTAATGTTGTACTTGATAATCCAAAAGTTAATTTAGAATTTTTAACAACATCAATCCTTGGATTAATAGGAGCAATAGTTTGTGTACCACCTGTATTTGCTGTTATAGGTGCGATTCTTATTGGATTTACATTTAAATCTTGTATTGTTTCACATAATTGAAATCTTCTACTACTTACTCTATTAACAAAATATGTACCTGTACTTAATCCAGTTGCAGAACCTTGGTAAAATACCTTATCACCTGTCTTAAATCCATGCTCTGCAATATCAATTTGGTCAGTCTCAACATCTGATGCTGTAAATGTAAGAGGATTGATTATCAACTTATCAAATTCTGAATTATAATTTACGTTTACTGGTGTGGTTGTTCCTACTCCAACTGCTAAATTAGGAACAACATTCATTTTAATAACATCACCCTCAACTAAGTTGTGAGTCGTCGTATTTGCAGCAGAAACATTAGTAGAAACCGTTGTAGTAATTTTATCAATATCACCTCTTACTTGCTCTTTCTGACTTTCAAAGAAGTATAATGATGAATTAATACCAGAAGTTGAACCATTTGTATAGAAGAATAATCCCTCACTGGTGCTACCAATACCTACTTTTGTAGTAACTAAACCAATATTATCAGGACCTTTATTAATTACAAATACTTCAGATGAATTACTACCTAAAAACGGTAATTTAAATTCTTGAACTAAGTTTGTTCTACCTACATCAAATCTATTTGCACCATTTCGTTTATTAATAGTCAGTTTTTGTCCATTTTTAAATGGATGATTTGGTATTCTTATTGTTCTTGTAGGTATCGAAACTTCATTTACTTTGTCGCCAATAAATGTATCGACTTGAATCGCACCACCTATAGTGGTTCCAATACCAACTGATTGTTTACCATTAAAATAAACTAAATCATTAACCTCTGAGGTAAATTTGATAGTTTCAACAGGGATTGATATTTGGGTATTTAAGATATCTACATTTGATCCTAAAGTATGTGCTATACCTGTATGCCTTTGAATACGAACTATTCTATCACGAGGGAAAACACCTAATACTTTTAATTCTTCAGTATCACTTGTATTTCCCGATCCAACTCTAATTGAACCACCAATCGCTATTGAGTTTGGTATTTCAGTTAATACAATATCCTGAATAAGACCTGCAGCATTTCCAGCAGTCATACTTGATGCTAAACTTACTTTATTTGTTGTAACACCAACGTTAAATGAATTAGTTAAATTTTTAATATTAGTGCTTAAACCAGATATTGATACTGCATCCTGATCATTAACTTCAATGAATGGGAAGAAATTACCAACAACTTCATTATTTCCTCTATATTCAAATACAGCATTATTAAATGAGTTAATAACAGTATCAATGCGAGATATACCAATACCAACAATTTCACTAACTTGTGCTTTAAATCCAGAACCATTTGTTTCCTCATCATCAAATTCAGTCAAGTCACCAATCTTATAGTCCTGACCACCATTTAATATTGTTATAGCATCTACATCACCTTTAGTTACAGATTCAATAACAGATAATTGTCTTATTTTTTCATATGACTCAATTAAAAAATCATTCTCAGCAAAAGGTTCATCAACAGCGTAAGGTAAAGTATTTCTTCTTAAACCTGAATTGTTAAAATCAAAATCTTGACTAAGTAATTGATTTTCCTGTATGAAAGGTGATCTATAAGTATTACCTATGAAATATGGATAACTACCCTCTAATTTGTTTGTATTTGTACCTAATCCAACTGTAGCAAAATATGCATATATTCCATTTGGAAATTCAGGGGTTTTACCAAATCTTCCATTATGAATATCAAGGTCTCCAGATTCATCAAACACATGATCTTCAACGAAAAATCCTGCTGCATATCCAGTTGGTCTATTGACAACTTGTGATATATCTAATTTGTAAGATGATTGAATTATTTTTAATTCAGAGTTTATGTTATCTGGGTCAGAATAACCAAAAGGTCCATATATTGGGTTGCCATCATATGCCCAACCAATTATTGGAGAGTGACCTGTTATCTGATCGAATTCATTTGTATTTGAATCAACTGTAAATGTATTTTCAAAATTTTGTGCTGTTTGTTGTGAATAACCTAATATACCAAACTTTAACAATCCATCTTTTGTAGATAAGAATGAATCACCAAATCTACTTTGATTATTTAATGTCAGATTTCTAACTCTTGCAGTAAAACTGGAGTTTTGTCCTCTTGGAAATGCTCTTACTTCAGTAGTAATACTGCTGTATCCAATACCAGGATTAGTCACAATAGCATCTATGACAAATCCACCTTCGATTACAGGTCTTACAACAGCACCTGCTCCAGAACCTGTTGATATAACTCTTATTTCAGGACTTGAATTATATTCTCTACCTCTGTTTACAACAGCAACATCACTTATTTTTCCATCAACTACAATTGGTTTAAATTCTGCAAATCTACCATTTTCAATTGAAACTTTAGGAACTACTTGTTTATCTAAAGTTACAGAACCGTAGTTTGTTCCTTCTTCATATAAGTATGCTCCAAGAATCTCACCAGTAACAACAGGAGTTATAGTAATATCACCAGTGACAGTTGAACCATAAGAAACATCAACATTTACCTTAATTTGCGGATAATTAAATATTTGAAATCCTGAACCAGAAGTATCAAAGTTAACATACTTACCTCTATTAAAATCAACAGTTGATGTTGCACCAATACCAGCATCTGCTAGTTGGAAAGTGTCATCTGTTAATTTCTTAATATAATATGAAGAAGTAGTACTTAGACCTTGTACTGGTGTAGTCTCTGCGGAATATTCTACAATCTCACCACTTTGGAATCCATGATTCTTAAATGTTATTACGTTTGAAGATGTTGATATACCAGCAGGTTTAACTCTTAATTTACGATGAGTATATCCTGAACCCTCTTCTAAAACCTTAACAGCAACAAGAGTATTTTTGCTCTCAGTTTTAAACTTATGAATACCACTTGCAGCGGTGTCTGTTGATAATCCAACAGTGTTTATACCAGCAGTTCCAAACAATGCATCTGTTGGTGTATTGAATATTCTAACTGTAGATGGATTTACAGATCTTACATAATATGGTGCACCATCTGAGAGTGTACCAGAAATTTTATTTTCAAGATCAAAAGCAGTTCCAATACCTATTGGTTGATTGTTATTCGCACTATAGTATAGTAACTGACCATCAATTAGGTTATGATTTTCTTTGAATGTAATTGTTTCATTAACTACGTCTACACCACCATTGAAAAATACATCTCTACTATCAAATAGTAATTCTCTATTTCTTTCACCTAATATTGGTTGTAATACACATCCACTTCCATTACCACCAGTTAATGATATACTTTGTACTTCATCAATATCAAATGATTGAGGGTCAACAAATACTTCTTTTACTGTTCCCTGAACTATTGGTTCAGCAGCAGCTCCTACACCAGTACTTGTTTCAATACCAATAATAGGTGGATTTAAAACATCATATCCTGAACCAGAATTTAAAAGGTCAACAGACTCTAGTGAACCATAATAGATTTGATTATCTGAAATAGGTGATCGAATTTGAACACCATTTATTAGAATTCCTATATCAGTTGTAGGTATTTCTTGTGCAGATGGAACAAATAAGTTTTGAGATAAAGGGAATTTTCTTAAAATTTTATCAGCTTCTAGAGTTCTACTTGAATGTCTCTTTAAAACAAATCTATGAACATCAGTTGTGGATGTAGTAGGACCTACTTGAACAGTACTAGCAGTTCCAATTTGTGCAGTTGAGTTGAATAATCTAATTTGAGATATATTTTGATTAGCACCTGGTAATACTGGATCAACATAATATGTTCTTCCAGTGTCTAATCCTACTAAACCATCACCATCAGTTTGATAAATGATGGCATCTCCCTGTATGAATTTGATATCTTCACCTGGTGGTGGAGTAAATTTAATAAAACTATATTTTTGATTTAATGGATTGAACCCATCTAACTTTGTTTCGGTTCCTCCTGTAATTGTTTCTTCAATTATATTTTGTGTTATATCATAACTTGGTAGAGAGTTAGATGCAACATATCCATCTTGGTTTCCATCTACGTAAACACTTAGAGTATCTGCAATTATATTATTATTACCTTGAGCAAGAACAACTCCAGTACTGTTTACTTTTTCTACTATTCTTCTAATATCATAGTGTTGTCCTGCTTGAGGTGTAAATCCAGCGATGTTTGTTGCATTGATTTGATTTAATGTAACATCAATACTACCAACCTGACCACTTCCAGCAATAACTTGTTCGTTTCTTTCTAATATTTCAAATCTATCACCTACTTTTAAATAAGCTTTGTCAATTTTTGTATTAAGTTTAAAGGTTGAACCAGATATTTCTACTTGGAACCTTGAAGCAGTATTATAAATCCATGAGTTTGCAAATATTTGTTTATAATTTTCCTTGTCATTTTCTATTTTTTCACCTATATTCTTTACAAAAAGGTTTTCTTGTTCATTAATCAAACTGATATCAGTAATTGGTACTAATTCTGATAACACACCAGTGATTCTTAAATCAACTCTTTTACTTAAATCTCCATTTTCATATCCAAATATTGTTTCATCTGAACGTAAATCAGTAGCAGTTTGGATACCAACTCCAATTCCAGAGCATCCAAAGAACTGATTGATTGATTTTGATGTATAATTAATTGCTGAATTAGCACCACTAATGATAGTTCCTGTAGTTCCAAAACCAACAGTTGAGTCAACATCTATAATAGATGCTCCAGCACCCACTCCACCAATTACTTTTGTTTTACCAGGTATTGTAAATACACCTTCGATTAAGTCACGATCACTAAATCCAACAAATAATGCAATTTTATAATAATTTTTACCCTCTCTTTTTATTATTTCAACTTCAGATACTGATGCATTAGTGTTTATATCAGTCGATTTGAAAATTGTTTGACCAGTTAGGTTTTGTGGTTCACCAGTTGGTGATATTAAATCAGCTACAATTACTTCACGACGTATAAATTCAGCACCTGATGGTTTAATTAAATTACCTTCTAAGTCAATTATCTTTGAATCTACACCATATAATACTTTAAATAAAATTCTTATTGATTCTTCAACACCTTTTGACTGATAAAATGAACGAGCAAACTTTATAAAA